TGGAATTTAATGAAGATGTAACATTATTATTTTATGATTTCTGTGGTCGAAATGTGGAGGTTGTCCGTGCGGGAACCCTACTTGAGACCACTGGGAATACAGCCATTCGAGTTTTCGAATGAGCTCTCCTGAATCATGGAGGTGCACAATGACATGGGCAGCATATATGGGGCTGCCGTTATCATTAGTAGGTGTGGGTGCAGTTCTTGGTCTTGGGAAGCAAAAAATGACGGAAGGTAAAGATCTGATTCGTTTCTTTTGTGGTCCTTGTAGCCCGACTAAGACAAATGGAAACCGCACAAGAAATTTACCCTCTGATGACCCAGAAAAATGGGAGAGATTCAAATCCTATAACATACGTGATGTCGAAGCAGAGATGGAGATTGAGCAGAAATTGATTAAATTTCCTGTGCCAGATTTCATCTGGGATGAATACCATTTGAGTGAGAGAATTAACGATAGCGGCATCAAGGTAGACATGGACTTCGTAAAGCAAGCTATCGCTATGAATGAGATTTCACACACCAAGCTAATGGATCAGATGCAGGAAATAACAGAACTTGATAATCCCAACTCAGTACAGCAGATGAAAGATTGGCTTTCTGATAATGGCCTAGAAACAGATACCCTTGGTAAAAAGGCTGTGGCAGAATTATTGAAGGACGCACCAGAGCACTTGGCTGAGGTGCTTAAACTCCGTCAGCAACTGGCAAAGTCATCTGTTAAGAAGTATTCTGCAATGGAAAATGCAGTCTGCAGTGATGGCAGGATTCGTGGCATGTTTACTTTTCTAGGTGCCAATCGGACAGGACGCTTCAGCTCAAAAATAGTGCAACTGCAGAACCTGCCACAAAACCATATGCAGGATTTAAAAGAGGCACGAGGCATCGTAAAAAATGGTGATTCTGAAGTTCTCGAAATGCTTTATGAAGATATACCAGATACTCTTTCACAGCTTATTCGGACAGCTTTTGTGCCAAAGAAAGGCTGTAAGTTTATAGTTGCCGACTTTTCTGCCATTGAGGCTCGTGTGCTGTCATGGCTTGCAGGCGAAAAGTGGAGAAGTGAAGTATTTGCAAGCGGCGGTGATATTTATTGTGCATCCGCATCACAGATGTTTAATGTCCCCGTAGAAAAGCATGGTGTGAACGGTCATTTAAGGCAGAAAGGCAAGATCGCAGAACTGGCCCTTGGTTATGGTGGATCAGTGGGAGCTTTAAAGGCTATGGGCGCACTGGATATGGGCCTTGAAGAGGAAGAACTGAAACCCCTGGTTAATGCCTGGAGGCAGGCTAACCCGTACATCGTAAAATTCTGGTGGGATGTGGATAGAGCAGCTAAGAAGTGTATTAAGGAAAAGCAGTCTCAAGAAATACAAAATATCAAGTTTCATTACAGGAGTGGAATGCTCTTTATTGTTCTTCCTTCTGGTAGGCAGCTTGCCTATGTTAAACCTCAAATGGGTGAGAATATCTTCGGTGGTGAATCAGTTACTTATGAGGGAGTTGGTGCTACAAAGAAATGGGAGCGGATTGAAAGCTATGGACCCAAATTTGTGGAAAACATCGTCCAAGCAATCTCTCGTGATTTATTGATGCATGCCATAAAGACACTGAGCACTTACCGCATTGTGGCTCATGTACATGATGAAGTTATTATTGAGGCGGATACTAGCATGTCACTTGATAAGGTGTGCCAGCAGATGAGTAGAGTCCCTCCCTGGGCAAAGGGACTTCTCCTTGATGCCGATGGTTATGAATGCGAATTTTATAAGAAAGATTAGTTAAAACATCAGATTTCACCTCTTGCCGTGGCTACCAGGTAGGAGGTGTTTTTTTATGAAGATTATTGAAGTGAAAGATGGCAGCCCGATCAAGGGTGAGACAGAACCAATGACAGAAGAACAGTTGCAGAGAGAGTATGACTTTTATATAGCAGAAAGCATTATCGGAATGCTCCATAAAGAAGGCAAGATTACAGAGAATGAACGACACAAAATATCTGCATTAAACCGACAGAAATTCTTACCAAAGCTAGCCGAGATTATGTCCTAAATCACTTGCTATTAGTGGCTTTTAGAGTGATATATGTAATGAAAGAAAGCGAGGTGAGACAATGAAAAAGATAACGAAGATCGATGAACTGAATAAAACACAGTCATCAAATATTAAACTTCGAGTGGCCGCTTATGCTCGGGTTTCAACAGATAGCGATGAACAGTTAGAAAGCCTTAAAGCTCAGCGGGAGCACTATGAAAACTACATCAAATCCAATCCAGAATGGGAGTTTGCAGGGCTTTATTATGACGAAGGGATATCAGGGACGAAAAAGGAAAAGCGACCTGAGCTTCTTCGCATGATTCGCGATTGTGAAAGTAATCGAGTTGATTTTATTATTACCAAATCCATAAGCCGGTTTGCACGTAATACCACGGATTGTTTAGAACTGGTAAGACAGCTCTTAAATATCGGTGTTTTCATTTATTTTGAAAAGGAAAATCTAAACACAGGTGAAATGGAAGGTGAGTTAATGCTTTCTATTTTATCTGGGTTTGCGGCAGAAGAGTCCGCATCCATTTCACAGAACATGATATGGTCAATCAGCAAAAAATTTCAAAATGGCAGTTTCATTATTGGCAGTCCACCTTATGGTTATGCCAATGTGAATGGTGAGATGGTCATTGTTCCAAAAGAAGCAGAAGTTGTTAAACGCATTTTTTCAGAGTGCCTTTCAGGTAAAGGTGGAAGTGTGATCGCAAAGGGCCTGAACAGGGATAAGATTCCTGCAAGAAGAGGTAATCATTGGAGCACAGGTACAGTGATTGATATGCTACGAAATGAAAAATACAAAGGGGATGCACTTTTCCAAAAGACATACACTGATAGCAATTACAGTCGACGACCTAATAAAGGAGAGAAAGACCAATTCTACTGCAAGAATCATCATGAGCCTATCATCAGCAAAGAAGTGTTTTCTAAGGCACAAAAGCTGATCACACAAAGAGCGAAGAGTAAGGCCGTTAACAAAAAGGCTTATCAAAATAGATATGTGTTAAGCGGCAGGATCATCTGTGGAGAATGCGGTTCCAAGTTTAGGAGAAAAACAAACTACTCTGCTGGAAGAAGTTATATCGCCTGGAGCTGCAAAGGGCATATTGAAGACAAGAACAGCTGCTCCATGCTGTTCCTGCGTGATGGAGAGATAAAGGCAACCTTTGCCACCATGATGAATAAGCTTGCCTACAGCAGAAAGATTATCCTTGGGCCACTTTATGATGCTATTAGTAAAAACCAAGAAGAATGCGATCTTGAAAGAATAGATGCCATCGATAAGCAAATGGAGCAATTGACCGAAGAGCGCAATACGCTTATTGGCCTTATGACAAAAGGGTTTCTTGAACCAGCACTTTTTAGCAAGGAACGAAATGCACTGGATAGCGAAATAAAAAATCTAACCACTGAGAAGACAAACCTGGTCATGTCATTTACAAGTGGAACATCACAGGCTGATGAGGTAAAGACGATTCTTGAGCATGTGTCAAAAGATAAGTTTGATGGCAATTATACGGACGAGGTATTTGAAAAGTTTGTAGAAAACATCATTGTAAATTCAAGGGATGAACTGACATTTGAACTAAAATGTGGACTTTCCCTTAAAGAAAGGGTGGTGAGGTAAATGGCCTATGTACCATACGGATATGCAATTACGGACGGAGTTGTTACCGTTGATGAAAGGGCTGCGGATCAAGTAAGGGATTTTTTTGAAAAGTACATTTCAGGACTTTCTCTAGCTGTGGCTGGTGAGCAGGCTGGTATTCAGAAGACACATTCATCAATGGGCCTTATTTTGAAAAACATCAACTATCTTGGAAATGAAGTATACCCCGCAATCATTGATAAAGAGACGTTTGATAAGGCCGAAGAAGTTAGAAATAAACGTGCGAAGGACCTAGGGAGGATTGCAGAGCTTGCAGCTTTCAGTGCTCCCCCACCTATAGAAAGATTTAAAATGAGAAAATCAGAAGGTAAGCTTCCAGATGATCCAGTAGGGCGAGCGGAGTACCTGTATAGTCTGATAGAAAGCGAGGTTTAAATTGGCAGAGAAAAACATAACTGTAATTCCAGCACGAAAAAGGGTCGGAAGTACAGCCGCAAAAGAAAAAGTAAAGAAACTGCGTGTTGCTGCTTATTGCCGAGTTTCAACAGAAACTGAAGAGCAGAACTCCAGCTATGAGGTGCAGGTTGCTCATTACACCGAGTTTATAAAGAAAAATGCTGAATGGGAGTTCGCAGGCATATTTGCAGATGATGGTATTTCAGGCACGAACACGAAAAAGAGAGAAGAGTTCAATCGCATGATCGACGAGTGCATGGAGGGGAACATCGATCTGGTTATTACAAAATCCATTAGTCGATTTGCCCGGAACACTCTGGACTGCCTAAAGTATATTAGGCAGCTAAAGGATAAGAACATATCGGTGTTTTTCGAGAAAGAGAATATCAATACAATGGACGCCAAGGGGGAGGTGCTTCTTACCATTATGGCATCCCTCGCGCAGCAAGAAAGTCAGAGCCTTTCTCAGAATGTTAAGCTCGGACTTCAGTATCGATACCAGCAAGGGAAAGTCCAGATCAACCACAATCGATTTATGGGGTACACAAAAGATGAAGAAGGTAACTTGATCATTGTCCCTGAAGAGGCTGAAATCATTAAACGCATTTACAGAGAGTACCTTGAGGGGAAAAGTCTAGCGGGCATTGGTAGGGATCTTGAGAAGGACGGTATTTTGACAGCTGCAGGAAAACCAAGATG